AATTCTCCATCTGTACCATATATTGATTTACTTGTATCTGTAAATGTTATATCGTCTCCTGCACTTACTGCTATGTCAGTTCCTCCTGTAGTATTACCATTAGCTAATACTTCTGATAGTTCATTGTTAGCACTTATCTGAGTATCTACATAGTTTTTAGTTGCAGCATCTTGAGCTGCACTTGGGTCAGTTAAGTTTGATATTATACCTATTACACTTATTCCTGTAGAAGTTGTTTCAAGTTTTTTAGAACCATCATACCATAAATCTACTGAACCATTGTACGATGCCGTAATCATATTTTCTGTACTTTGATTACTTCTTATGTTTAATTCATTAGATTGTATAAATAAAGCTTGTGTTCCAGAATGTTTTATCCAAGAATGGTCATTATTAAAATGATATATCTCTAATTCTTGATTATCACCCAATCTTATTTTTTCATCGTCTCTTAAATCAACTTGAGTAGTTTCTAAATTGCCTATAACTAAATCTGCTTTAGTATATCCTGTTCCACTTGTGTTTACTGTTGTAGTAGGTTCAACTTCTAATCCTTTAAATAACCTGTATTTGCCTGTTAGAGCCTCTCTAAACAGTCCTGAGTATAGTGTAGTACCAGAAGGAGTATATTTGCCATAAAAACCTATGTCAACTGCGTCTGTAGAGGTGTTATTATTAGCTAATACAATTAAAGGGTCTTTTACTGTTAATGTGTCTGTCCCGACAGTTGTTGTGCTTCCTTCAACTACTAAATTTCCTATTACTGTTAGATTGCTACCTATTTTAGCATCTCCAAACACATGAAGGTTTAATCCTGATTCTGGTGTTACTCCTATTCCTACTTGAGTAGTAGAAACAAACATAGGAGAGTTATTACCAAAACCATCAGTTAATTGTTTAGCTGAAGTCGTTATATTTCCATTATCAGAAAACTTTACAAGCGACTGATAAGTATCTTTTATTTTATTTCCTGAAAGTGTAGCCATTATTCAAAACAAGTTGGTTGTGAATCAATATGTAAAGTACTCTCATTTGCTGTATCACCAAAATTAGTGCTACAGTATATCTCTGCCCAATTTATTGTGTTTGCCATTATCTTTCTTTTTTAAATAAGTTAATAATTTTTTTACGTTAACCTCTTTAGGTTTGTAGTTTTTCTTTATAATACCCATCCGTGAAACCCTGTATCTTTATCTGGATAAATGTCTTGATTAGAATTACTATAATACTCGTCAAATTTAGACGGTGCATTATAAGTCATATAATCTATAAATCTTTGAGCATAATACTCAGCAAAATCTCTCTCCTTTTGAATTAAGAAATCTATTTCTTCTTTACTAGCTATTTGACTGTTTTCTGAATTATGTTTATATACTCCTCCGTTTGATATAGAATATGCTGCAAACGGCAAGTATTCTACCATAGCAAAATGAATAAGCATAGGTTGTATGTAATCGTTTACTAAAGCCAAGTAATCTCCAGTTAGTGTTCCTGCTATTATATCAGCACTAATTTTATCGTATAAATCTGTGCCTAAATAATTTTGTACATGAATTTCTTGAGCTAAACTGATAAACTGTATAAATTTATCCGTATCTACATTTGAATTTAATGCAGTGTTTTTCACTAAATCTGACCGTTTTATAAATAGTGCTGTTGCCATTATTCTTCTATATTTATTTGTTCTTCTTCTATTGTATCACTATCTTCCTTTTTAATACCAGTTTCTTTTTCTATCTCAGCATCCGTTATAGCATTTGTTAAGTCAGTAAATTCTAAAGGTTGTAGTGTTTTAAAGTATATATCTAATTCAATTCCATTGTACATTAATACTTTTTCTAGTTCATCTAGTATAGTAACCTGCATAGGTCGTATAACTGTATTATCCATAAGCAATGAAGCTGTTTGTAATTCTTCAGCATTGTTGCCTAAACCAGTATTGTCTTTTATACCTACAAGCATAGGAGATACGATTCTGTGAGACACCATTACTTTTCTCATTGATTCATCACTAAGAAATTTATATTGCTCATGTGCGTCACTTAATATGACTGGCTCAATACTTGCAGACAGCTCTTTGCTATCGTTAAATGCCAATATAAATCTACCAGCATTAGAAGAACCACTAAACTTTTCTTGTATATTTTGCTCAATCAAACTTCTTTGTTCTTCTGTAGGAACACCATTGTTAAAGTTTATAAGCATACTTGGAGCAAGACCATTTTGTATATTATTTATATGATAGTTCGCTATTTCTTCTTCTAACTCTGCATATTGTAATCCTCCTTGATAATCTACAGGAGAATAGTAATAAAATCCAGCTCTATAAGGTTTGATATATAATATTTCTAATCCTGCATTACTTGAGCCAAATGCAGGTATTCTTTTAGGTTGTGTCTTGTAAGTTACTTCTGACCAATCTTTAGCATAGTAATAACCTTGTATTTCACCCTTATTATTTGCCTTCTCTGCTCTTAACGTCTCTACAGGTATATGTTCTACTTGTACAATCTTTTTTCTGTCCTTAGAATAGATTATTTGAATTGCAGCTTGACCCATCATTTTATAGTCATAACATACTTTTTTCATACAAGATTTAGTAAAGAGCTCTTTCATTTCTTTGTAATCAGCTTCTTTGTCTTTACTGTCAACAGCATCTATTCCTTTTCCATATATCATTTCTGCTATACCGTTAATAGCAGCATTATTAGTAGGACTGCCATTATATCTATTTATTAAATAATCAAAATAATTATTATCATCACCATATTCTACCCAATCTCTGTTGTATTGTTCTTTTACTTCAGGGCGTGTATAAGAAGACATATTGACTATATGTATCTTTCCTTTTTCTACTTTTGGCAAAGGGTTGTTGTTGTATCTTTTTTTTGCCATTTTATTTACTTTTCTCATATTATTACAAAATCGTTATTGTATGTGTTTTCTGTAGTGTATTCTCCAGAGTGTACATCAAAGGTATTAAAATTAGTTTGATTTGTACAAAAAATAGAACCTCTATATATAATTACAGAACCATTTTTAATAGCAAATGAATAGAACCTATCTTCAATCAAAGAAAAGCTACCTGTTACAGTCATATAGCCATTAGAATTAGTTACAGTAACTGCAACAGAACTTGTAGTTCTTTTAGATTTATCAGTTAATTCAAACGTAACTGAGCTTTCTGCACTTCTAGGAATTACTTTAAAACTCTGAGCGTCTGTTGATGTTGTTAATATTACCATATTATAAGTAACAAATAATTCTTAATTTGTTTTCATAAAAAAAGGGATACCGAAGCATCCCTTTAATTACCTAATTAAATTTAGTTATTATGAATTAGTACCTACTGTTACAGTTACAGTTGCACTAGTCATTCCAGCATAAGGGTCAGAAATAGTAGGCGATGCTACAAAGTTGGCTGGTTTTACTTCCATAGCAGATAAAGTAAGTGTATAACCACTTAAATCTCCCATAGCAGCTCCAGTAACTATAGTACCTCCTGATACATCAGCTCCATGCTCTAATCCCATTAAAAATACATTTCCATTGTAATCTTCCACAGCAATATGAGGTCTTCCATAAGCTAACAATTTTAATTCTTTATTGTCTTCTTTAGAAAGTTTATGTAGTGTTAAATTTAATGTTTGTTCAAAGAATGTAGTTCCATTTTCTCTTGAAGACGTAATGTTTTGTTCAAAAGACGAGTTTCCTTTTACTTCATATTTATAGGCAGTGAAAGTTCCAGATAAATCTGTTATTTCATCATCAGTTTGTGTAACTGTACCTAAATCTCCAAAATCAGTAAAATAAACTGCTCTTATGCCACCAACAACATCTTTACAAGGTTCTTTTCTACCTAATGATAAATCGCAAGCCATAGTTTATTATTTTTTATAAAAAAAGGGTAAGTAGGCATTTACCCACCTACCCTATTTTTTGGTTAATTTAATTTATTAAGAATATAGTACAATATCAGACCCTATTCCGTACTGAACACCAGCAGTAAATCTCATAACAACTCTTACGTTTTGAGAACCATCTAAGTCAGCCATATCGATTAACTTAACTTCGTTATGGTCAGATAAAAGACCAGTTCCAAAGAATAAGTTAGATTTTTGAGCAGCAACCGCTCTGTTATCAGCTAGTCCGTTAGCAACAAATAATTTTACACCATCAAAAGATAATGCTCCGTTTTGCCACCACATAGTACCTTGATTAGACACACCGTTAGCTCCAATGCTAGATACGTTTTCAGTTCCAGCAGCATTTTCTAAGATTCCAAACCCTCCTAAAGCTCTTACGTAAGCTCTAGCAATGTTTTGAGATACATAGATGTATAAATCTTCTTTTCCGTATAAAGCAGAAGGAATAGCATCAACGATAGCTCCTAGTTGAGCAATAACGTTAGCAGATGTTACAGTTGCAGCAGCAACGTCAATAACGTCACCATCAGCAGCTAATAAAGTAGTAAATCCATCGAATTCACCAGCATTTGCATTAACACCTTTCCAAATGTTGTTTTCTGTTTTTTCAGCAACTAATCCAGAAACATGACCGATTAAGTAGTCACTAAATTTAGGAGGTAAGTTGTCAAAAGCAGAGTATCCCATTTGTACAGCTTCCCAGTCACTTCTAAAGTCTTTCTTACAAAGCTCTAGGTTTACTTGGAATTCTTCTGGTTGTAGGATTCTTTCTGTTAATGTAATAGTAGCAGTGTCAGTGAAATCACAAGTTGCATCTTTGATTACGTTAGAATCAGTAGCAATTTTTTTGATTACTTCTTTGTACTTTACATTTGGTTTAATTTCAATACCACCTCTATCAAGTGTAACACCTGATAATAAAGCAGCAGAGATGTACTTACCTGCAAATTCTCCAGCATAAGTAGTTGTAATTGATGTAGTAGTAGCCATTTTTTAATTAATTTTAGTTTTGGTTTATTTTAAATTAGCAATTCTGTTCATTACTCTATCTCTAGTGCTCATTACTCTGTTTTGACCAAAAGATTTAAAGTTTTGTTTTACTTCCCCTTCAGGGTTGTGTGCGATTGGTTCTGAAGCTGGCTGAGCAGACAACTTTTCTATTTCTTTTTGCATAGATAGTTTTTCTTCACCGTAACCTAATTTCATTTCTTCAATCATTCCTTTTAATTCAGAGATTTTAGATTCAAATTCGTCTTTACTAACGTATTTCATTTCATCCATCTCAACATTTTCAGAAGCTTCCTCTATTACAGGAACTTCCTCTTGTAGCTCTTCAGAGACAACTTCTTCAGTAGATAACTCCTCTTTTACATCTTCTTGACAAGCAAGTTCAGTAAGTTCTTGAGATAGTTTTTCTTCTTCTTTAATTTGTTCCGAAAGATTTACTTCTTGATTCACCTCAACTTCTTTTACTTCATCTTTTTTAACTAAGGATAGTTTTTCCATGATGTCGTTCAAAATTGATGTAGCTTTAGTGTTTTCCATAAATTTCGATTATTAAATTAATTTATTACTTAACTAACCTAGTATTAAAATACTGTTAGATTTTTAGTTTGCAGCAAGACAAGCTGTACAATTATCGTATAGTGTAACTGATTCAATTTCTAAACCAACTTCTGTTGTTGTTCTAAGTACTGTATAACATCCTGTATGATGACTATTTTTTAATATTAAGTTATAGGTATTTCCAACGACTAAAGATATTGTGTCTGACCAAACATTATGTTTGTGACCATCTGCACAAAACTCAACTCTATACATAAAAGATTTTGGAGCTTTAGCTCTTATTCTTCCAACACCTTGACTTCTCAAAGTTCCATCACAACACTTTCTTGAATATGTACCATCTTTACACATACAACCTCTTCTTTTATTATTTGGAACAGCATTTCCTAATGTCTCGTTGCTTTTACTCATTTTTTGCTGCTTTTAGGATGTTTAGTTGGCAATAAATCGTAATCAGTTGTGTATTTAGCATTTTCTGGTCTTCCATTTCTTACCAAATACATAAAAGCATTTACTCTAGCATGTGCCCATTGTGAAGGTGATTTAACGTTTGGTGAATGACTTGTGTTGTATGCTCCAAGACCTCTTTGAAATACTGAAGCTAGCATACCAACAGTTATGCCATAACCTAATTTTTCTTTATATCTTTCATTAAAATCATCTGCTTTTTTCTTTAAAGAAGCTCTATCTTTTTCTGACACATTAGCACCTCTTTTGCCAGAAGCATCTCCTTTTGCCGTTCCTTCACCTTTAGGATTAGGATTAGGAGTGTCGGATTTAGGTGCTTTAGGACTTTTTCTTATTACTCCGTCTTCACCTACTTCTGCTAAAAAATGTTGTTCACAAGGCATATACCAAGTTTTACCTTCAAGGTCGTGTTCGTGTATTCCTTTACAATCTAAATCTTTTGCCATTTCTTCAGCTTTTTCTTTACTTGAATAAGCTAATCTATCGTTTATAATTGCGTGGTCTTTATCTACAACCATTGATGCCATTTTTAATTCACCAAGTTCTCTTAGTTTACCTCTTGACCAATTTAATCCAGCTTTACCACCCCATAATAAATAAGATATAGTTCCACAAGCTTTACTATCTCCAGCATCATAATAAGTTTCTGCTCTTGATAAGTAAGAATACATCCTCTTAATTGTTGATACACTCAATTTCTCACCGCGTGACAACTGCTGAGCTCTTATTTTTCCAACGCTTGTGGCACATTTATTATTTACTTTTTTATTCAGTTCAATACCTCTTTTTGCATTGTTTCTAACACCACTTCCGTAATCACTATAAGTTTTAAACTCATATTTATTGTCTAGTATTGAATTAGCAATCTCTAATAATATTTCTCTTGCTTCTTCTTCTTCATTAATTTCTTCTATTTTACTCATAGCAATTTTATCAGTAAAATATCCTTCTATAGAAAACCCTTTTACTTTTCCTGTTTTTACATAATCATTCCAAACTTCATCGTTGTTAACCTTCATAGAAACCATCCAAGTACCTATAGGTAAATTCATGTCATACTTTCTTGACTTGTCGTGTACATCGTCTTCTATAATCCAAGATTCAACTACAGACAACCCATACAATTCAGCTTGATGTTCTAATGTAGATTTGTTTTGATTGCCTCTCATTAAGAATAATTGAGACGCTTGTCTTACTGTATCTTCACTAAAGAATATATAATATTCGTCTTCTCCGTTACGTCTATAAATATTCTTGTTAGGAACTAAGGCAGCACCCATTAATATTTTCTTTTCTTTATCTACTTCAGCTAGTTTTATTTCATGTTGTTTAGATAATGCAATAAAGTTTTCTTCTATTGCTGGTTCATCTACAATAGAGATTGCTTCTATTCCAGATAATTCTTGTTCTTCGTCTATAATTAATTCTACTATTTTCATATTGAATTTATTTTAATAATTAACCTATTGTTGCTCCTGTTGTTATACTTCTGTCTAATTCTTGAGCTGTACTAATATCTCCGCTTACTACATAAGCTCTTAATGGTTGACCAAATTGTGCACCAATAACTTGACCTAGTTGATTAACACCACCTTGTCCAACTACGTTAAAGTCAGGTGCTTGTACTGAAACCGCACCTGATAAACCACCTGTAACAGATGTTTCTTTCATAGCAGGTGATTTAACAGCCATTATAGCTTTAACATTTGCTAAACCACCCAATATAGCTGCTGCTCTTGCTATTTGTGCTCTTATTGGAGAATCAGGCGTTAGTTGCATTTGACTTTCGTAAGCTTTTTGAGCTGCTGAATATGTTGATACTGTTGTACCAGCTATTGCTAATGCTTTACCAACACCAGTTGCAGAACCTGCAATTTTAGAAGCTGACATTAATCCTTTACCAATCATGTCTAGTGAGTCTAATTTAGATTGTGCTTCTAATCTATTAATTTCATCTAAAGCTTCTTTTCTTTTTTCTGCATTTTCTATTTGTAAAGCATTATAATAAGCGTTAATATCAGTTCTAGCTTGTCCTTTTAATCCTTCAGACATTTCTAAATCTTTAAGTTCTAACAAAGCTAATTCTCTTTTCTTCTCTACACTAGCAACTTCTGCCTGAGCAAAAACATCCATATCTTCTTTATTCTTAATGTCTTTTTTAGCAGATTTAGCTTCTAAATCTAAAGTTTTCTGTACATATTTATTTCTTAAATCTCTTAATTTTATTAATAATCTAATCTCTTTCTCTGTATTTCCTATTGTAGATTCTTGATATTTTATTATATCTTCTAAATTGCCTTCTTTTCCACCTAAAAAAGATGTGTCAGTTAGTTTTTTAATTTGCTCTAAAACGCTGTCTGATTGTTTAATTATATCCTGATTAAAAAAGTCAAATGTTTCTAATAACTCTTCAAGTGTTTTTTTTCTGCTGCTTGTGGTTAAATTGCCTCTCTTGCTAATTTCAACGCCTAAATTTTTAGTAATTCTTTGTTCGTTTTTTAATAAATACTCTTTTAACGCTTCCTCTTGTTTTTCTTTGTTGCTTATTGCTTTTATATTATTTATTTCTCTTCTTTTAGTTAAAAGTTCAGAATTATCTACAACTAATTTATCTATTTCAATTCTTGCTGCTTGTGCTAACGCATATTGATTTATTTTTACTCTTACTTTATCAAGGTTATTACCATATTTAAAATCCTCTTCTTTTAAATCAGGAACTAACTTTGTCAATTCTTTAATTATATTTATTCTTTCTTGCTCAGATATATTGCTATTTTCTAATATATTTAAATATTCTTCAGCTATAAACATATTAGCACCTAATGAATCTAATTGTGCTCCTAATTCTTTAGTAGATTTTGCAGCTTTTTTAGACGCTTCATCAATACCCATAAAAAAATTAAATATATCTTGACCAAAAGCTATTAATAACTGAACACCAATAAGAACACCTCCCATTCCCCATATTGATTTACCTAGTTCTTTCATAGATGCAACTACACCTCCATTTGTTTCAGCAAAACTACCAAACAAAGTCACTAATTGACCTAAGTTGTTTGCAATAGCTGTAAATCCATAATTAAGGTCAGAAGCTAAACGACCAGATTCCAAAAGTATAGCGTTGTTTAATCCTGACTGTGCTCTTCCTTTTTGAGTTGCTTTAGTAACTTTTGTTGTAGCTCCCTCAAGTTTATTCATAGATGTAACAAGGTTGTTAACCTGTACTTCAGCCGATTTAGTTGTTACATCAACCTGTATAAGTATTTTTTTACTTGCCATGTCTAATTCGCTTTAATTGTTCTTTCATTTGTTTAAAATCTTTTACTCCAGAGTATTTACCTTTAGCAATCTCTATGTTTTCGCTTACACCGTACCAGCTGTCTGCATTTAATAAGTCAAGTATATTCTTTATCATAATATTTTGTTTTTATCCTCCTCCACTACAAATTAATGGATAGCCACCTCCTGTGTCATATTCTGAATACCACCAACCTTGCACTCTAAGTGAAGGTGCTGTTGGGGTCATACCATCTGCATACCATGTATCATAATTTGTTCCGTTACCATATTTACCATTAGGAGCATATATTGTTAATGATTTATTAGCATATATTTTACCTGTAGTTTCTGTACCAAAAGTTATAGACGCAACATCTGAATATACTGTAACTAACGTTCCAGAGTTACAACTGTTTCCTGTAAAATCGTAATAAAGTTGTATTTCGTAATAAGTTGGTGGCAATACGTTTAATAATTCTAAACTGCTTTTTTCTGTATTAAAATTAGTTCTTACTTGGTTTATAGTATATTCATTGTTATTTATAATAAATTTATCATTAAGATTATAATTAATTAATATCTCTTCAGATAAGTGACTTTCTATTTTTAATATTCTTTTTCTTTTATCAAACAAATCTCTTATATAATTACTATAAAAATTTCTAAATAAAGAGTTTGTATTACCATTATAATCTGTTAAAGTCCATTCATCTACTTCATTATCAAAATTTAAAGTGTAATTTGGATAAATATTTGCGTTATTACTATAGTTGTTGTTGTAATTATATAAAACTTGACTTTGTCCTGATTCGTTAGTATTACTAGGTCTCCAATATCTGTTTATGTTATTTGGTGGACTATTAGGTATGTTGTCAACATCAATCCAGTTTATATATTGAGTTGTACCAACCATACTTTCTCTAATGCCATAAAATAATAATGGATTAGTTAGAACAGGGTCATAATCTCCTTTAGCTGGATATGTTTCTATTTCGGAATCAAACTTACCGTCTGCTGCATAACCCCAAAGTATTTCAGTTATATCACCACTGTCTTCATCAAACAATCTTTCATACTTCATGTGTTCAAAAGGCAGTTCTACTTTATAGGTTTTGCCAGAATCAATCCCTTGTAAGGTAAATTTCTCGTCACCAAAAATATCATTAAACTCTTCTTCATGTTGTTTAGCTAAAAGTGTTTTTGGTTCTTTATATTTAAAATCTATTGTTTTATAGGTTATAGGAGCTTCTATTGTAGATTTTTCAACATTAACTTGACTGGATATATCATAACTGCCAGAAGAAGGATTGTTTACGGCATCTGCATAAAAATCATCTAATGTTTCTACTATAATTTTACCAAAATTAGAACTAGCATAATTATCTTCGTAATATGCCGTTAAATTAAACATCTTAAATATGCCAGATAAAAAATCTATAACTTTTATTTTAGGTAAATGGTCTTTTATTACAATTTGACTTAGTGTATTTATTTCTGCTGGACTAGTTGCATATATAGCAGTTAAATCATTAGTTGCAGGTTGTGAAGGACCATCATCATACTCTTTGTAATTTAAGGTTAAAGTAGGTGTGAAAAATACGGTAGATTCCGCTTCAACAGTCCATTTTATATTGTAATTAGTCAAAGGTATATCTTCATCAAAACTTATTCCCCAACTTAAAGTATTATCATTACTTACATCTTTTATTTCTGCAATAACAACATTAGATATAGAATCATAAGCTTTTATGCTGTATTTAACATCTGTATAACCAGTTTTTATGTCTAAAGCTAATGTAAAATTATATTCTTCTCTTCCTTGACCTACAATGTCAAATGTCCAATTAGTATCTGTTACATCAAAGCTTGTGCTGCCAGAAGACCTTACTAAATCTCCTATTATTTTACTTTGCGTGCCTTCTGTTGTTAAGCCACCTTTATTTCTGTGCAGCCAAATGTATAAATTGCTAAAAGCATCAGAAGTAAAAAAGTCTCCTACAAAATCTATGGAATATTTATTTTCAATTGATTTTATTATTTCACTACACAATATAGCTGGCTTTATATCAACGTAAGATAATCCTCTTTTATACTGAACGTTGTCAAAATACAAATTACCATCGTATTGTATTTTTTCATAAATCTCATAGTTTTGACTATTGCCAAAAATATCTTCACTCAAAGAAAGTGTGGTTGTTGACTGAATTTGAGTAACTAAAGCTGAAGTATTGTTAGTTGTGTTTATAACATAATCTCCAATGCTTACTCCAGTAAAATTAGCACCACTATCAAAAAGAGTACTAGAACTTTGACCTGTTGTTGTCCCTGATTTTATATACCCTGCTGAATCAAAATATAATCTTTTAGTGTGTGTGATTAATGGATATATAACAGAGTAGTTTACAGAATTCAAAGTAAGACCTGTTTGAAATCCTAAATAAACATTTCCAGCATTATAAGCGTGATTATAATTATCAAGGTAATCTAGTTGTTGTAATTCATCTTCATTCATTACATCTTTTAAATTTACTGTATTCCCATAAAAAATAATATTATAAGAAAAAGGAATACCGTTTTTTAATACTACTTTTTTAAGTTGAACCTTACCTCTTCTAAATGGAGTGTACCTAACTTCTAGTATCGCATCTTTTTTTATTCTATAATCAAATCCATTTTCAATGTTGCTATTGTACCAGTGTTGTAATATTTTGTTATTTTCTTTTGACGCAGGAATATTGAACGCTTGAGTAAAATCTGTAAATATTTTATCTGGTTCTTTTACATCTTGTATTTTAGATGTAATGCTTATAGTCTCATCACTAAACATTTCTGCTTGCTGATAATTATTGTCTTTATCTTTTATGTATAATACTGGTTGCTCCACTATTGTATGTTATTTATTTTATCAAACGCATAATCAAACTGTACAGTGTATGATATTAATTTATCATTTACTGATTTCTTGAATTGTAAACTATTAGATTTAAGATTTATTGGCAAAGTGTTAGTTCCATCATATACCCAAACCTGTTCTGAAAGCATCATTTGTCTTACTATCTCATTATGGTCTTCAGGATAAAATCCAGTGTTTACTGTTATAGATTCTTTACCATTAGCAATAAATTTCTTTTCTTGATGTTTAGATAATGAATATGTTGGAGAACCTCCACTGTTATCAAAGTCTATTATGTTATTTCTAAACGTTTCGGATGTTATATTAATATTAGTCATAGACTTCTTAAAGAACCATAGGTTTTGTAGTGCTCCAAATTTATTGTAAAATATAATGTTGAGTGGAGTGTATTTAGGTTCACATACTTTTTTAAGTGTTATAACTACATTTGAATAAGAAGCATTATTACTAGATACAGTTACAAAGTCTCCATCATTCAAATCTTCACTATCAGTAATAATTAAGTATTGTATCTTTTGATTAGTGTTTCCATTGTCAGTAATCACTACGGGAGTTTGTCCTGAACCCCAAGTTACATTATAAGTATCCCAAAAATCATCAGCATTATCCCAGTAAACGTCTGCTCCTGCTGAACTTGTTAAAGTGGCTGTTACGGTTTGTGCTTCTGCATATATAGGAATTTTTATATCTGCTCCATCATTATAATAAACTGTAGTATTATGTTGAAGCACCATTGGTGTACTATATTCTGTTGTTCTAGGGTTTATTCCATTTTCAAAATATCCATATCCGTCAATTGCCAAATAATTAGTTGTGGTTGTGGACACTGTCCCTCCTGATGAATTGTATATAACAACAACAGTTTCTATCCACAATGTGTCTGTAGCATAGTTATTATATTCTGTAATCATATAATCTCTTATAAGTTTACTTAATTCAAAAGTAACATAAGTGTTACTGCCTATTGCTTGTTTTTTTAATGTATATTTTTTATCTGCACTTGTTTTGTCTGATGTTTCGCCAGTCCAAATAGATAATTCTAATTTGGCAGAAAACAAAGATGCATTGCTTATTTTTTTGTAAAATGGACTTCTTGTGTTAATTATTGTGCTCATATTATATTTTTCTTACAAATGTGTCTTGACCTTGTTTATTCCAACCTAAAGCTACAAACATATCTTCTAGATTTAATTCTATATCTTTTACTAGGCTTGGTATAACTCCTAAAACAGTATTAAATTGTTTATCGACTATTTTTTGCAAAAACCCTGTGCCTTGAATACCATACCTGTCTATTTTTCGTTTCATGTATTGTGCGGCTTTAGTTTTGTCTTTTATTTTTTCTAAAGTAACAGGTTTTGTTGTAATCCATTTTTCTAATGCTGATTCAGAAACATTTACTTTATTACCTGTAGCTCCTTCATCTAATATTTCACCATAGGCATTACCCATAACTCGAAAAGATTGTGTTGCACTAAATCCTTTTTCATTTACAGTGTTTTTAATTATCTTCTTAAATCTTAAACTATTTCTTAAACTACCACTAGAATTTAATGGAGAATTAATTGTTCTATTGCCAAATAATTTACTTCTATATTTTCTTTCTTGTGGGTTAAGCATTTCTTGTCTAGCTAATACAATTAGTTTTTTTGTATAATTAGATAAGTATGCTTCTGTATTTTTAAACTTAAAACTCATTAGCAAGGAGATTGACCGTTAGCATTAATATCTGATATTTGATTGTTTGCCACTGTGATTGATATATCTAAGCTCCAACCAGCAAGTAAGTTCTCAAATCTATCTTCAAACATATTAGCAGTATAATCTGTGTCTATTTGATATAAGTCAGAAAACAATTCTCCTCTTCTAAGTGCAGACTGTAACCCGTTAACTACAGCAAACTGTGTGTTTAACACATCTTGCTTATTGTTTATATCGTGAAAATAGTTGTTTAAATCTTTCTTATCTTCTTTGGTTTCGTTGACAATATCCATACATATAACTTGTAGATTAAATTGAACTACATGGTCTTGGAATGTGCAACTATTCACAATTATGTGTGATAAAGGAAATATGGTTTGTTTAGCTAAGTCAACTTCAAATATATCTCCAAACGTAACTGAATTTACATTAGTGTTGCCTTGAAGGTAGGTTTTAAGTTTGTCTAGTATGTCGTAAAAACTTGTCATTGTCTATATGCTTTTTTTAATTCTTGTTGTTCTATATCTACTTTTTCTTTTTCAAATGCTAAATAATTTAAACACTGGTAGAGTGGAAGTTCGGTAACTGCATTGAAGTTTCTGACATCACCTTTAGCGAGTGCATAAATTGATTGATACCAGCCCCATTTTTTTCCAAATGCATCTCTAGCTGTTGCATATCCTCTTTCATCAGATTTGCTTTCAAATATTTCGGTATAGCTCCCAGTAACTCCTTCCCTAAATCGTAAAAAAAAACCATTGAACTAATTGCTACATCTAATGGCATCTCTTTCATTAATTCTTGTGTTTCTTCTTTTACTTTATATGGTGCAATACCATACTTTTCTTTTGCCTTAAAATTAACTGGTCTATACAATACAGCCATAGCTTTATGCATTTTTTGCCAATCAGAAATATTAGTTTCAATATCTACATATTCACCAAGAGTAATATCATCAAGCTTTGGTATAAATCCCATATCTACATCTAACAAATCAAATCTTTGTATTAATTTAGGTTTCTCTTCAAATGCCTTATTTAATATTACCAGTACTTTTTCATACTCTTTTAAAGGTATTCTACTAACATCTCTTAGTGAAACATTACAGAATATTTCTACAAGTTTCATGTTTAAGAAATCGTTTATCTTGTCCTCATCTTCGGCATCTTCTGTTTTATTCTGCTCTATGACTTTCATATACTTTTGGTATTGCCAAAGTTTAATGTCAGATAGAGTTGTTGGTACTTCTAGTTCTATTTGTTTTAGTGCCATATTATAAATAATAATTTAATTGTTTTTTGTACTCTACTTTATTCCAACTGAATATATGTCAGTTATATATGTAATATATATGTATTATGTATATACTATGTAATACACTATGTATATATAATACACTATGTATATAATACACTATGCAATATAATACATTATGTAATATAATACACTATGTAATATATATATAATATAAATTATCTGACTATTTGTCGGTTGGGTTATGTTTATAGTAGTAGAATGTATATAATTCTATAATCTTATCACTCCATTGTTTTAATCCATAAGGTTCTGGTGAACGTATTATTTTACCATTGTCATTAACCTCAACATAATATTCTCGTTGTGTCTTTGGCACTGCATATATCTTAATGTTATTGTCTATACAAAAGGATATGTGCCTAAGATAATTTTCATCATAAGTTACAAGTTTCTTTTTACTGCGTGCCATAGTATTAAATTCATAAAGGTATTGAATTCATAAGTAACTTACAAGTGTCATGTGGAAAGTATGTTGTGTAGAGAGAGTGGGGTAATATACACAGAGCGTTTGCAAATAGGGAGAGTACCCCTTTTTCTATAACCTATACATAACTTAAACTTAAAATAAGCTCATTTAAGAGCTTTTAATATTAAATTGAAGGGTAACTACCATAAAGGGTATGAAACTAGCTAGAAAGGTGCTTAAATTGCTTGTATTGGCTTGTTTGTAGCTGATTAAGAAAAGAAATATAGTTATTTACATTTTAATTAATCATAATTAACTGAATGTTAAGAATCTAACAAAATGTTTGATATAAAAAAACCCCCAATTAAAGGGGTATAATATTAATAAAGAACGATAAAAGATTAATATAATTTAATTTATTTGCATTGTCTTTGACTTATCCAATAGTTGCCGAATCTATCGCTTAACTCATATTCTTTTAATAGTTGTTTAGCTTCTTTATGATTGTTGGCTTCATCTATTGTTTCAGTGCCTGTATAATTACTAAATTTATAATTAATAAAATACTTTCTTTGTGCTATTTTCATACGTTTAAATTAAGTGTTAATGTTGTATAGTATTGCTCAACTCTAATCATTATCTTTTGAATGTCATTTGATTTATTATTAAAACCTAATTTAAGAGATGCACCATTCATGTTTAAAGCACCATATTTTTTTGTAAAATCATACCATTTATTATAAAGGGAATCAATTCTATTGTACCAAATATTCGGTTTCCTTGCCTTATGTAATTTACTTTCTAAATATTTGAGTTCGTTATATACGCTTATTGTATCAACGTTTGAGGTGCTGAAATTAGTAATGTTCATTTCGTTTGCCGTGACTCTTAATAAGTGAATATGCTTTGAGGTTGTATTTGAATATCCTGTATTATTTATTATTAAGAAATTATCATCAAGAAATTTGCCGAGCAAATAATGATAACCGTAAGAATAAATGCTACTATATTCAAAAAATAGGTTTGCACTTTGTCCGTGTGTGTGCCATTGTTCTAAATAGGTTTTAATTGTTTCTTTGTTTGATTTCATTTTATTATTGTTTTAAATTATTTTCTTTTAAGTACTGATTCAATATTTTCGTTGATTATTTCACAAATAAAATCCTCTTCGAACCGAAATAAATCATTTATTTGTGTGTCTGTCATGCCATTTGGGTAAAGTTCCTCTAATTGTTGAGAAATCCAATCTAATTCAGCGTAAGTTAATTTATTGGCTAATGCTCGAGCACCTGACCAGAATATAAATTCATTTAAGTTTTTTTCTGTTGTTATTTTCATTGTTTTATATTTTATTTTCTTTTTTTAATCTGATTGTATAATATCCGTTTCCGTATAAATCTACCTCTAATTTAGATATTAAAATTTCTATTTTATCTGTTGGTATTTCGTGAATTTTTCCACGATTAAGACAAAATAAAGTGTATTTTAATAAACTAAGTGAATTGTCTTTTAATTGTGTGTCTTTATCGTTCCAATCTGTTTCTTTTGTTTTCATTGTTTTTATATTTCTAAGGTTAATAATAAGGTTAAAATAAAAGCAGTTGCATACACAAACACCCTGATGAATATGTCGCTTAAAATGACACGTTTTAAGATGCTTTTTAAGGCGTTTCTCTTAATCTTTATCTCTTTGCCCATTGGCACTGCATAAAGGTTGTTGAGTTCGTTAATTCTTTGTTTTTTCATAATTGTTATTTTATCCGAAAATTTCTTCATAAGGGTGTGTTAAATATTTAACGAATAAATTCGCTTTGTTTACGGCTTGTTTTAATTCTTTTTTATGGTCATAATTGTCGTTTTGATAATATTCATAATATCCACGATAGTCATAAGTCATATAATCAGGTGTATAATTTGAGGAGGGGACAATATCATAAATAATGTCAATTAATTCCCTATATTTTCTAATAAGTTTTAAATATTCTTTGTCTATTGGTTTCATAATTATAATAAATTGATTAATAAAGTTAAACAGGCGAATAAAACAAAGGCAATGCCCAGAAAAGACACTGCCGTAATTGTTTTAATGATTAATAAATGTAAGTTTTTCATTTCTTTGTTTTTAAATTAGTTCATTAACCCGATACAACCTTTGTATGCAATTAGCCAGTCGTTTGCTATTTTGGTTTCGTTTTTAGCTAAATATAATCTGTATTTTTTCATACATTCATTAGCTTTAATCTGTAAATCTTTGTTTGTTTGTAAATATCTCATATTATTTATTTTAATGTTTACACAAACATATAATAATATTTCCAACTGACAAAACAATTAACAAAGAAAGTTAATAATTTATATTAATTCTAAATAAGAAAATTATTTTGCTTTTATGCTTTATTTGTTTTTAGCTTTGCAAGTTATCCAACAAAAAACCCCCTGTAAAATTTACAGAGGGCAAACAAACAAACAACTATTAAATTTATGTATATTGAATTTATAATCTACTCTATTAAATTCATGTATTGAATTGGGCGATGCCTTGAATATTGTTGAACTGTCCATTGAATTGACCTATCCGTATTGAATTGCTTAAGGTAAGGTTCTTGTCCTACTTCTTTTATTTCAAACGTTAGAACTCTCACGCTTTACTTTTTCTATATTCTGATTCTAATTGTTGTAGATATAATTCATTCTTTGCTTTGAGTGTTCGATTCATATCTTTTAAATTCTCATTCTCTTCCTTAACATATCTAAGCATCTCTCTTAGATGATTAATCTCTATTCTGTTTAAATCTTCTGTGTGTGTCATATTTATTTATTTTATATTTAAAAACTTTTCCATATCATTTTTAAAATCTTTAAATGATATAAAATTACCTTTATAATCTTTAGGTTTATTTTCTTCCCAATATTTAAAAAATCTTTGATACCAATGTTTAAAAAATCTTTGTTTATTATTACTCATATCTTTATATCTATTCTGTTATTTAATAATTCTATTATAGCATAAATTTGCTCTTCTTTTTCTTCTTGCGTTTCAGCAACTTCTTTTACTCTAATCCAAAAATGATTAGATTGCTTTGGCATAAATAAATCTCTTATTAAATTGCCAAACTTTCGCATTGGGCGTACTGTTTTATATACTCTGTTTACTTTCATAATTATTTATTATTAAATTGATTTGATAGTGAATGAAATTTATAAGTTTCGTAGGGCATCTTATACCCCTTGCAACTATAACAGAATAACTGTTTTGCTTTCTGTTCTATTATTGCCGAACATTTGTTACACTTTCTCATTTGATATTTATTTGATGTTGTGTGCCATTAAAACTTATTATATACTCTTCATCAAACTCATAACATGCTCCTGTTTCAGCGTTAAACAATGTTATTTTATCGGATATTAATTGTAAAAAATATTGATGTTGTTTGGGTGTTGAATTATTGTAAAAGTCAATAACTTCTTTGTATTGTGTTTTCATGTTGTTTCGTATTTGTTTTCTGTTGCGTACTCATAAACATCAATAAACATATCCTCATCAAGATAATCCCAATAAAATTTAGTTATGTCCATTCCGTTTAAGCGTACTTGTTTTATGTCTAATCTGTCCTCAAGTGGGTCAAAATGAGTGGGTGCTTTATGATAATATTCATAATCTATTTCTAAATCATAACAACCCATGTTTTCCGTTATTGAATAAGTGCCTTTTGTTTTCATTATAATTCTTTTTTAATTACTTCGTAATGTGCTATCGCCTCATTTGATTTAACAACGTCTGTTGTAAGCTCTGGATAAAAAGTTAAGTATTGTGTTCCAGAGTTGTCGCATGTCCAGAGATTTAATTCTAAAGTTTCTCCATCTTCTGTTATAATTGAACCCCAAGTATCGTTTTGCCAATATTTCATGATTTCTTTGTTTTTAAATTGATGTTATTAATCTTACCTCTCCAGACGCTTCATATCCTGATTCTCCTTTTATCGAATAATCTACATCAACAACCCATTCATTGTCTCCAGAGTATAGGTTATCTGCTCTTATAGGTAGGTTTTTAGGAACTTTGTTTAACTCGTTTATTAGTTCTTTTACTGTCATGATTTCTTTGTTTTAAATTGTTTGCTTAATAAATCTAACATACGATTTTGGTTACTCTTTTGTATCCAGTCTCCTTTTAGATTAAAGTGTTTGTTAATGATTTCTTTCTTTGTTTTCATTGTTTTAAGTATTAGTTATTAACAATATTAGTAAATAATTTCCAACTGACCAAATAAATATAAAAAAATTTATCTAATAAAGTAATTGCCATGAGGTACAGACCTAGTAAGTAAGTACTGACAAAGATAACGACAGGCGTCGATTCCGTGATTCCAATCATCTTGAGGAATAGAACCTGTAAGCTTCCAAGAATAATTATTAAATTCACGAATTAGATTTATTGAATTGCTATCAATAATAATTTGATAATCTTGCATCAATGCAATTCCTGATAATATGCTTCCTTTCTTTTTTATAGTAGGCACTATATTTAATCCCTGTTCTTTTGTTTTTAATTCAGTAATTAATCTAGGCTCACTATTGTCGGCAACTATTAAATTTCTACCAACCTTTCTTATACAAGCGTCATAAATTTGTGAGGTAGTTAAACCTTTTTTATAAAGATGTTCTTTAAACCAAATAATTTTCCTAGTTTTGTCAATAGCACCTTCAATTAAAGCTGAAGGGTCAACAGAGAACCCAAAGTCTAAACCGAATATTGAATCTATTTCGGTATTGAATTTACCTATATTCCAGTGAGTAAATATAACTCCTTCTGCTCTTTGTAACCAACCACCCATAATTTGATGCTTATATTTCTCTGGTCTTCTTACTTTCATATCTTCAATCTGTTTAACAAACGATTCTGATAAATGGTTTAAATTATCTAAGTAAGTTGTATGAATGTAAGTAATGTTTTCTTTTGTGCCATTAAATCCATCTGGAACTCCCCTGTTTTGAAAGAACCTTTGATATATCCAATTCTCTTTTGTAGTGGGGTTTAGAATTAATATACATCTGTTCTTAACATTCTTTGCTCTAATACTAAAATCAATCTTATCAAAACTCTCTTCGTCTGTTAACTCTTCTGCCTCATCCAATACAAATGAACTTACACCTTGAATAGATTTTAACTTTGCCGTTTGGTCTCCACTTGAAGTTCTAATACCACTAAAATATATTGAACTGCCTGTTAAATTGTTTATGATTTCTGTTTTAGTAACAGTGAATTGGTCAAGTATTCCCATTAATTCAAGCTTCTCAATAAACTCTGGTATAATTGACATACCTGCTGAGGTCATTGTATAACGAGTAAATAATATTCTATGTCCTTTTTCGTAAGTAAGTAATACTAAAAATGTGTTTGTAGCAAAAGACTTTCCACTTCCCCTTCCTCCTGTAATTACATAGTATCTGCTATCTGAATTAAATAGAGCTTGGTATTTACTGTTTAAATCTAATTTTTGCATATTTATATAAGATATGTTTTTTTATGAGATACGCTTTTTTACTATGCTTGTCTCCTCTACCTATAAAAACAGAATATATTAAATTATTTTCTTTAATACACTTTTTTATGTCATCAACTAAAAACCAATTAAAACATTCGCCATCATGTATAACCCAATATTCAGCCCTTGTTGTTGTTAAGGCAGATGGTTTACCATTAAACTCAATTTCAATAACTATGTTATTAGTGTATTTACTTTTTTTATCTAACTTAACTTCAACTCCTGTTTTTTTTTCAGGAACATAAATGTCCCAATCTTTACAATAACCATCTTGTATGTAAGCTTTAGGATATTTTTTCTTTATGATTTGTAAAACCATTTCTTCATATATCTTACCTACCTTTAAATCCCCTTTAAATGTCTTCTCTTTTAATATCATCTTTTATGTCTTCTGATTCAATGTCAATAGTTTTTTCTTTGTCAGCAAAGTTAATGATTGGTATGTTAACTTCTGTTTTAACATTAAGTTCTTTTAATTCTTTTGGTTTACCGTACTTATATTCCCAAAGTAATCTCATGTGAGGGAAACTATCTTTTGCCTGTTTAGCAAGTTCTAACCACGCTTTCTCTTCACTGCCAAAAACTCTTTTCATTGCACCTAAAGCATAGTTACCTAATTTCTTTTCCCTTGCCTTTGGTGGTCGCCCCTGTCCTCTGTAAATACCTTTTAAAGCACCGTTGTTAGCTCTTCCGTCTTTTTTCTTTTTGTTTTCGTCTTCTATTCCTTCCATAAACCTTTGTTTATTAATTGGCATATAATAGAGTAATTACCTAAGTCCTGATATGTATCTAACAAAGTTTCATTATTACCCTTACGATTCTTAATAATTAGGTTTTTCCATCTGCTTATTTTATCATTCATTCTAAACCATAGACCATGTAAAGCAAAGTCTTTGCCTTCTTTAGTTTCTAAGTTTGCACCAGTACTTATGTTACTAATGCCATAATCTAATTGCTTCTTTGCAAACAATTCAAATTGCTCTTCAACAATATCTTCATAACTTTTATATAAGTTAGGTGATTCTTTTTGTAGTAATTTTCTATATTTATTTTTCATATTGTAATTCTGGCATATTACTTATAACCATTGTTAGTTCGTCAATGTCTTCACTCCTTAGAGTTTTTAATTTGCTTTTTATATATTCTCTTTTAGTTGTATTATCCATTTCGTCAATTTCAATAACAAGTTGTTTAAGCCATACGCTTAAATTATAATTATACATTGAATGTGTGCTAAATGTTTTAATAGAATAAATTAAAGTTGCATGGTTTATATTCCAACCATTTTTATTATAGAAGTCAACTATTTGATGTAATGGCATCCTTTTGTATTTAAACAATATATGGTTTAACAATGCCCTAACCTCTACATATTCTCTTTTTCTTGTAATCTTAAACACATCTAAACCTGATAGTGCTTTTATTTTATTTGCTATTTCTGTTTGTGTAATCATGATAAATAATTTTGTTGAGCTTTGTAATCCTCTAAAGCGTGTAACATTGCACTGCAACATTCATAATGCTCTTCAATTTCATACTGCTCGATTAACATTGGTATCTCTTCTTCTCTTATAACTCTTTTTTTTAGACAAAGTAGAGTGTCCTCATAACAATCTAAATAATCTAAATATTGGTTTGCCATTTATAAAGTGTCTTCTACTAAGTAGTTTTCTAAATCAAATTCATTCTTAATATAGTTTTCATATACTTTTATAGCATATTCAACTTTTTGCTCACCACTAAAATAGAAATTTTCGCTGACATTAAAAATACCTATTTCATTTGTTGGCGATTTATCAATGACAATATACTTAAAATCTTTATAACTCTTGTTAAACAAATTACAATAAATGTAACATTGACTATCATAGTTATATTTGTTGGCACTATATTTGAAAGCCGACAAAACTTGAGTTGTTTTTAAATCTATAAGATATTGCCCTAAAACATCTGCCTTAGCTCTAAAAGGGTATCCTATTAAATTATTAACCATAGGCACTTCAAACTCACTATTCTCTATAAGTTCACTTGCAGGTTTGCAATTATAAAACCTATCTCTTAATCTTAACGCCTTGTCTCTGTCTTTTACAGTAAAGACATCCCATCTCTCTTCTTTAGCAAGTTTATATTCTTTACTTGCTTTTGTTTTTACATCCAAGAATAAACATTCATTAAATTTATCTTTTTCTAAAATACTTGCATGAAATAAATAACCTTGTGCCAAAGCATCTGATTCAGTAGGCAGGTTTATTTGATTTAAGTATTCTAGTGGTGATTTGAGTAGTTGGCTTATTGCACTACTTGATAAACAAGCTTTTGCTAAGTAGCCATAATAAAAGCTATCTTGAATTGCTTTTTGTGTGAGTTCATGTCTATCATGCATCTCGTTGTCTAAGGTAATAATTGGTTCTTTCATAGTTTTCATTTTTTATTTAATAAAACAAACCCAGTGAGTTTGCATCTTCTTTCCAGATTTATGACCGTATAACGGTTTTTTGTCTGTTAATTTTAATATATCTCTTATAGGAAATTGAACTTCGCACCATTTAAAAATTAAAGTGCCATTAGGTTTTAAAACTCTAAAACATTCTTTAAATCCTTTTGCAATCATTTTTTGCCAACCCTCTTCTAAATTACCATATCTTTTTGTAATTTCTCCTAATTTATTTCTTTTTATATGAGGTGGGTCAAAAACAATATGCCAAAAAGAATTGTCAGGTTGTTTTATGTTTGTAAAATCTCCTATAATATCTGGATTAATCTCCATTTGTTTTTTGCCACTAGGATATATATTAAAATGTTTTTCTTTTCTTTTATCTAAAAACAAAGCCCTGTTGTCGTTTTTGTCAAACCACATGCCTTTTGCTCCACAACAAACATCTAACACTTTTTTTTGCATTTTAATTACAATTTAAGTTATACTGATATGAAACGTAATATTCCCAACAACCTCCTTCTATATAATAAGTATAAACCTCATTGTTATAGCCGTCTCTACAAACGTAGATATACTTAACGGTATTGTCTCCGTATTCTACATGATAAGGTTCGTTAACAAAAGGTGCTGAAGGGTAATGACTTAAATCACAATTATCACTGCAACTTAAAAACATAAATAAAATTAATGTGTAAAGTATTGTTCTCATATATCTTTGTTTTCAACACAAAGTTAATAAAAGAACTGAATAAAACAAGTATTACATGAAATTCTTTTTCCAAATATCTAAACCAACTGCATAGCGTTGTTTTGTATCTGGGTATTCAAGTATCATTTTAGCGTTGTTCATAAACCTTGCTAAAAAACTTGCTTTCTCTTCGTATTTTTTTGGTTTTAATAATGGCATATATAAATAACAAATATAAGTTATTGTGTACTTTAGAATTTACATTTTTTGCAATTCCATTTTTTACCCATTTGATTTATGTACTCTTTAAAGTCTTTTGTGTCTTTATAATAAGTCCAAACTTTATTGTAATATATTCCAGAAACTCTACATTTCTCTAAGGGTATGTTTAAATCATCATCATTAAAATCGTGTTCTACTTTTAAAACTGCTGATTTATTGGTGTGCCAAGAATCTGAAATTCTTTCAAGTAACAATTTTTGACCTGTTGGTATCTTGTTAAATTTATACTTAACCTCAATAAGAATTAAAACTTCATTGTCAAATTCCAAAACAGCATCAATATCTGATGGGTGTAGCTTTCCGTTTTGAACGCCTGTAAAATCAATAACTTGTTTTACTTTTTTTCTGTTTCGGATTAAACTTTTGTTTTCAATCATTATTATATTCTTTATAAACTCGCTCAAGTTTATTGTGTAAGTTATTCTTAAAACAAGACGAACAACTTGTTAAGCTCATTTTTTGGTGAAATATTCTGTTATATATTCTAAGTAGTTTTTGTTGAGTTTGAGGGTGTACAGTAGGTTTTGCCTCAGTAAAATATTTGTCTAAATATTCATATTCATCTTCTGTTAAACATTCAGGTTTGTAATAAGGAAATAAATAATTTAATTTTTCCTTACGCTCTTCACATCCACAATCTTCTCCAAGTATCCATTTAGCTACTTTAGCTATTCCTGTTTTTTCAAGTACCTTTTCAACTGTATCTCCTAGTCCTTTAGCTTTTGTATTTTTTGTACTCTTCTTTGCTTTCTTTTCTAATTTTTTCTTTGGCATTTGTTAATGTATTAAATATTGAACTTAAACTTATTTTTGTCTCTTTACTAATATCTCGCATACTCATATCAGTGTTTAAATATAACTTAGTAAGCTTCTTATCGTACCAATACCACTCTTCAATTACACTTTCTATTTTATTGTACAACGCCTCTAAGTTAACTTTTTTTTTGTAATTATCATTATGTTCGTCAATATCAAAGGCAATTTGATTTATAATATAATTGTATTTTTCAGCATCTATATCTGAAAACAATACTGTTTTTTTATTTTTATTATAATTAGTAAACTTACTATAATATAAGTTTCTTAAAGTAATGTATATATAAAATGTATTAATTTCAGTTTCATTATACATAATTCTTTTAATGTCTTTTGTATAATCGTACATTCTTAAATACATTTCTTGTACTAATTCATTTGAATCGTTATTATCTAATTTAAAACTCTTAGCCATATTTAACCACTCGTTATGCCTTTTTGCCAATATGTTAAGTATCTTAGAACTCATTATTTAATATTATGTCTCTAAGTTTGTCAAATGAATTCACAACATAATAGTTTCCTTGCCATTCAGCTTGAAACTTTATTTCGTCTGGCGTTAATTTTTGTTGTGCAAGTGGCTTATCACCATCTTTAATTTCTATAAGATAATTGTTGTTATTATAGCCGACTATAATATCTGGTGCACCTTTGCCTAATTGATGAGTATGGAGGACAGAGCATCCTGCCTCTCTAATTTGAGAGACAATCTTTTTTTGATTAGCATCTACTCTTGCTCGTTTTCGCATCTGATATTATCTACTTCATCAAAGGGTGTTTGATTATTAAAATAATATCTGTTTGATTTTCTATGATATGTTATACCTTCAATATCTTGAGGATAACCTACCAATTTTTGTTTCTTTATTTTCTGACTGCCAAATGTAACTTGAGTATTACTAAAATCTAAAGCTCTATTTGGTCTCCATACAAAAAGCACATTATCACTTTTATCTGCAAATGTTCCACCACCTTTAATTGAATTTACATCTGGTTTTCTATACCTACCATTATCATCTTTTTGTGGTGTAACTTGGTGTGCAACTAAATGAACTGATATTTTGTTTTCTACGGCAAACCTTTTAAGTTCACTCATAAACCTACTTATATATAAATCTTCTCTTTCACCTCGTTGCATCCTGTGTTGTACAGTGTTGTATGGGTCAATAATCAATGAACGTATGCCTTTTGTCTTAACTAAAAACTTAGCTCTTTCAAATATGTCCTCTAATTTATAACTTTTTTTTGGATATATAATAAAAAAATGTTTTTTCATAAACTCCATGCCTTTTTTAAAGTCGCTTTCACTCATATAATTATTAGCATAAAAAGGGTCAGAGCTCTTGCCTATATAACATTCTATTAAGTCATGGAAAAAATCATTTATTGGCATATTCTCTGGACTAAACACTGCAAACTTCCATCCGTCGTGAAATGCCTTTAGAACTGATAGCTGATTTAAAAACATACTTTTTCCTTCGTTTTGATAACCTGTCCAAATATTTACTTCACCATTTCTCCAAGTCCATGCCCTATCAATAGCTTCAATGTGCGTTGTAGAACCTCTCTCTTGTCCGTTTCTATAACCGTCTAACATACTATCGTATATATCACTAACATCAAATATACCTTCTACTTTAGGAACTCTTGCGTGTTTAAATCTATATTGTAAAGATTCTACGCCTTCATTAAGTAAAACTTCATTAGCGTCTTTATATGGGTTTGTATCTATTAATCTAATTTTTTCAGCACCAATACGTCTTATAAGTTCCTCTTCTAAATACCTTCCGTTTTCGTCATTGTCAGTACATAAATAAACTACTTTAGCATTTTCAAATACTTCATAAGAGTTTGTTATACATTCTAATTTCTTATCTAAGTTTTTATCTCTTACGTTTGGAGCACCCATATTTACAGAGGTATGCCAAGTAAAACCTGCAACCTCCCAACTAAGCGAATCAAATTCACCTTCACATAATATAACAAAATCTTGATTTACAACCCTATCGTAATTAAATATTATAGGTTCTCCATTTTTTGACTGAGTAAAAGTTTTATTATCAATACCTCTTGTTTTATAATTTACAAGCTCATTGTTTTTAAGATATGGAAATACAATACTTTTGCCGTCTTTAGTAGTTGTAATTTTATTGTTTTCAATAACCTCATTTGTTATGCCTCTATTGTTAAGAAACTTAATAGCACTTGAATTTATTTTCTGTAAATTATTTGTTGTTGGTTTAGTATATATTCTTTGTTGTATCATATTGTTGTTAGGGTTAACAGAACCGTTCCAACCACAATGGTGGCAGTGATATAGTCCATCGTCTAGGTTAATTGATAAAGATGTGTCTCTTTTATTTTTCCTAGTATGACTACATTTTGGACACTTTACTTTCTGTTGAGAGTATTTGCCTTTAGGTACGATTCCAATTTTTTCAAAGTTTTCTTGCATAGTATTATTTTTTGTGTATATTTTATAATACACTATGTAATATAATACACTATGTATTATTTATTTCTATAATACACTATGTATTACATACAACTGACATTTTTAGCATCTGGACTAACATAAATCTTACGCTCTTTACCGTCGTTTCCTAAGCTTTTTGTAACTCTTTTTATATATTCTTTGTTTTCTAAGTTCTTTAATATTCTATATAAAGTTCTATCGTTTAAGTTTAATGCCATACAAATACTTTCATTTGAGGCATAACAATAACCTTTTTTAATTGATAGTGAATCTATATATGATAATACAGTGGCTTCTGATATTGATAAATTTGTATTCATAAATGCTAAATTAATGTTAACGTATTTTGTGTTTTTTCTTTGTGTCATAATATTAGATAATAATCCCCCAAATCAACTAAGAAATGGGGGAATGTTAATTTAAAACGGCAAATCTGGTGTCGGTAATTCTTGAGCAGGTTGCGATTGTGCTTCTTTGTTTTCTGGCACATATTCGTCAACCCAAACAGTGTGAGTTTTACCATATTGGTCAGTCTCTCTTTTTTTACCAATAGTAAGTTTTACATAGCGTTTTCCCATGTATTCAAACCAGTGTTCTTTTAGTTTTTCTTCACCAATAGTAAAGTTTACTAAATCGTAGTTTCCAACTTTTTTTCCACTACCTACATACTTTTTTTCATTCATAATTTAATTTAATTTAGGTTAATAATAATTTTTCTACTTTCTTACTTACTTTATATTTTTTTCTAATATCGGTGATAGTAAAACCTTTTTCTTTAATAGCTTGTTTAGCTTTGTTAAATTTATCTCCTTTCTCTTCCAACCAATCTTTATTTGGCTCTAACACGCTTGTAGAAGCGTTTTCAGGCATCTTAGAGTGATTATTAGTAGCATCTGCATCTTTGGTGTCATCAATTAAAAATAAGCCGTTTAAAGCGTACTTTCTAGCATAACTGCTTGATGCACCATAACATTGAGCTACATCCATTCCTTTTCTATTAAGGTTAATTCCTGCTTGTGCTCTGACTTGTAATTTGTCTTTGCCGTCAGTAATTTCAGCAACAGCATTTACAAACAATGGCTCTGGAGCAATAGAATCAGATATTGTTAGCAACAACCCTTCTTTAATAAGTAAAGGTTTAACTGCCTCTAAAATGTCTTCACAACTTCTATAATTATAATTACCGAAATTGTTTCTTTGATTTTTAGGTGCTTTCAAACTCCCTTGAATACGCACCAACTTCTTTGTTAAGTTTTCCATACAACAAACATATATATAAAAAATGTCATGTGCAAGACAAAAGACAAAAAAAAGAGGTAACATCTAGCTACCCCTTTTCATTGAAAACAAAGAAATCAACAGATATTCGCACCCTATTGAATTCACAAAGATATAAAAATACCTATTAAATTCATAGGGTATTGAATTTATTTATTAACCTATTAAATTTAACGACCCTGTCCTTTATACTTCTTATGGTAGTTTTTAGAGCTTTTTAACGCACTCATTTTGCTTTTTGCATGAACACCCTTGCGTTTAATAGATTTGCTCTTATATGTGCTTATAATTACTTTAGCCATTACTTTTTAAATATGCTAGTTGCTTTTTCTGTAGTTCTGCCACCAAAATATGCTAATACAACTGCCATCATAACCTTTTCAAATGTATCATTCCAAGTAACACCAATATGAAATGGTACACTTTCAATGCTATCTAAAATACCAGCTAAACTAAAAACAACTATACACCATACTAAAACTAATGGGCGTACATTTTTACTAAGCCATGAATCACTTGATGCATCTGCTTTCCATCTACTTGTTATAGATTCTATTTCTTTGTTTTGTTGTTCGTAAATCATTTGCTGTAATTTAATTTTATCTTCATTAGGTATTTTAGATTTACTTATTTCAGCAATAGCTTCTTGTGGTGAGCTAACACCACTTAACACTTTACCTAATGTTGGATTTATCATTGATGCAGCACCAAATAATAATTTACCAACTGTAGTTTCTTTAAATTTTTTTTTATCAGCCATTTGTTATATCTATATATTTAGTTTTACCTTTATCTCTAACAGCTTTTAATATTCTGTTTCTATTTACAGAATCACTTACATAGCTAACATGAACCCAGTCAGGGTTTGTACTATCGCCAAATTCCCATATCATAGTATCAAAGTTTAAATTATCTTTTATGTAATTAAACATCTCAGCATTTGTTTTATGCCCATAAATATCATCAATATCCATAGCTTGACCATAACAGTGTTGACTTGTTTGTTTGCCATTTTTTGATGCACCACCAATAGCTTTATTAAGTGCCTCTGACCTATAAAATGAATTAATCTTAATTGGACCACCAACCCATTTTCTAAGTGGCTCAAATATATGTTCAGCTACGTTTTTCATATTAGATAAAATATTACCGTCTGGTGTGTTAGCTAAACCAAGTCGCATAGCTGTAATACTTTTAGTTGCTTCTTTTTCTGATATATGTTTACTAATCATGATAAATTAATTTAGTTAGTACTAGCTCTTCTAGGTTTATTAATCCTATCTATTGTATTTTGTATTTCTAAATGAGTAGCTTTTATTTGAAGAGATATATCTGCTACATATTGCATCCTTACTCTACCTGTTTTATCCATAATAACAATAACAGGCACAGCTAAAATACTATTCTGTATGTCTTTAGGTTGGTCTTTTAGATAACTAAATTTAACAATAGCACCTGTAATGCTACTTAAATCATAGTTATTCTTTTTATTCCATTCTGCATTAATTTGCAAGACTGTTACATCTTGACTATATACAGAGACCGCAACCAATACAAATATCGCACATAATAATTTTTTCATCTACTAATTATTTCAAATAGCTTCTCATCTATCTTTTTCAAAGCTTCTGAGTTTTCTTCTACTTTCTTACCAGTATTCATAATTGTTTCTCTAACAAGCCTGTCTTTTAAATCAAACTCTGTTCTTGATATTTCTGGTTCTGGTAATTGTTTAGCTTCTTCTATGTCTGCCTGTAAGGCAAACCACATTCCTATAAGGGTAGATAATCCCACCCCTATAGCAATAAGTGTCTTTATACTAATTTCAAATTTACTGTCTTCGCTTAATTCACTCATAATTTCTTTGTCTTTTGAATAGTATAAACTATAGTACAGATAAGAAGTACTATCTTTAACCATACCTCAACCTCAGTTAATGATACTACAAAAGCCATTGAGTTTATAAGGTATATCTTCATATCTGCAAAATCCATAGCGTTATTCTTTTACTTCTTCAGCTTCTTCAACAATCTCTGTGTAAGAACCATCTTTTAAGTCGATATTAATTTTACCATACTTGCCTTCTAGTTCTTCTTTTACTTTGTTACTTTCTTCTTGCACTTGTGCAAAAGCGTGTAACAGACCATGCTTCTGTACTTCTAAAGTACCTAAGTCGTGTTTAATAGCAGAAAACTTCTTTTCTGATTCTAACAATGATTCTAATTCTTCTTTACTAATTTTTGACATTTTATTAAATTTATAGTTATATTACAAATATATTAAATTAATCCCAGTTTGGATGTAATATTTCATCAACAGGATTCTTTTTTAGTTCTATTTGTTTGTCTATGTTTTGTTTCATTTCTTCTACGTCTAGTCCTGCTTCTAACCAAGAGACTACATCTTCTTTAGTTAAGTCAGCATAAGGAATAAATGGTTCTTCAGGATTGTATCTTACACCTAAAGTACCTATTGAACTTGCTGATACAGGTTCTTCTGAATCGTCTTGACCTATAAAAGACCAATGTACTGTATATATTACATTGTCTAAGTCGTTTTCGTGAATCTTAGCATCTAATGCGTTTATTCTCCAATTATAAGTATTTGCCATTCTAATTATTTATTTGAGTTTTTAATAGTTCTATTTCTGCTTTTAATTCTTGTATTGCTTTTAATAAAACAGGGATTGTTTCGGTATATTTCATTCCCAATAATCCTTCGTCATCTTTATTAATTATTGGAGCAAAATCATTTTCCCAATCTTGAGCAATAAAACCTATTTTTTTAACTTTAGTTTTATCAGATTTTAAATTATATTCTACACATCTATAATCTTTTATTTTATCTAAAACATTTTCTAAAGGTTTAATATTTTCTTTTAAAATTTCATCAGATTGAGCAGACCAAGCTGTGTCTCCACTTGCCATAGTAACACCAGTATTTGCTTGATTAATAATATATAATCTATTGGCAGATGTGACATCAAAATTCCATCTTTGACCAGCAGTTGTATTTGAAGAATTTCTTAAGAAAATATGGTTACCAGTTTTCTCAATAGTTAATCCATTAGAACTTACAGTAGTTGTTCCAATTTTAACTTCCCCCACACTTGTAATACGCATTCTTTCTGTTAATGCAGTATCGCTTGTTGAAGCTCGTGTACTAAACGCTAAATCTCCAACACCTTGTAAAACTCCATTTTGTAATAATGATTTTATTGATGCTTGTGGCTTTGTGTTACCACTATCATTTACAGCTCCAAATAATAAGCAACCACCTGCATTAAATGAATTTTGATTTGAACTTAATGATAATGTACCTCCAGTGTAGCCTGAATCACTTATAGCAGATGTTAATTGCCCTGTGCCATATATTTCATTTTGCACTCTAGGATTAGCAGTTCCGATTCCTATGTTAGCACCTACTAGATTTAATAAATTACCTCCTCCTGTTGTATAATGATATACTGCATCAACACTATTAACATAAGTAATAGCCGCTCTTTCAATTCCAGATGTATTTAAAAATCTAACCTGTGAATTTCCAGAAACATTAGTACTTTGTAATGTTATACCATTGTTTCCAGCACTAGTTGCTTTAATATGAAGGAGTTGTGTTGGTGATGTTTCTCCAATTCCTACGTTTCCTCCAGAAGTTATATTTAAAAGATTTGAAGCGTCGTGAGTTTTAAAAGATAATATATCTGAATTTGAACCTTCAACACCCATAAACCAGTCTCTAGAATCATTAGCTATTTTTATATAAACATTAGCGTCTGTACTTGCATCTCTAATATGTAATTTTTCAGCAGGTGAAGTAGTTCCTATTCCTACGTTTCCTGTTGGCATAGTAACTTGACCATCATTTCTACAGGCAAGAATAGCATCTGTATTTTCATTATAAGCAATAAAAGCATAATTAGAACTTGTATTGTCTGAACCTTCAGTAGATAATCTTGAATAAGAATAAGGCGTTTGACCTATTCCTATGTTCCCAGAACTGTCTATACGCATTCTTTCGTGACCTGCATTATAAAATTGCATTACTCCAGACGTATTGTTTAAAACTAAAGC